GAAAAAAGAAAGCGGCAAATCATAAAAGTATTTTTATTAATTAGAGCCTACCGAGGAACGGGTTTAGCAGTTGATTTAGGTTTTTGGGCTTTAGGGGTAAAAGCTGAAATCATCAGGTGGTATGAAAAAAAGGTAAAAGGGATTCCCTTTACCTTCGATGTGTACCTGTGGCGAGATGATAATAAAACTTCTATTTTTGAAAATAAAACCAGGGAACTAGTTGAGAAAATATTAGAGCAGACCAAACCCAAACGAGACCATTATAATTTGAACCTGGGAGTTCGGTCCACCGCCACCCTGGGGATGAAATGTCTTTTTAGTACCACTAGGATTAAAAGAATAGGGGTGACTCTATGACCGCGTTTACTCCTAAAATTACAGAAGCCGGATTGGCTGAAATAGTTAAAGCTAAAGAAAATGGTCTACAGATTACGTTTGCAAAAATTGCGTTGGGAACCGCTAAATATGAAGCGACAGGACAAGAAACGGGCCTAAAAGAGTTAAAAGAATTCTATAAAATCGCTGATATCTCTAAAGTTGGGGATAATAATTTACATATGACTTCGATTGCAGATAGCGATCTGTCTTATCAAATAAACGAAATTGGGTTTTATACGGGCAATCAAGTTTTATTTGCCCTTTTAGTTAATAACGATCCTGACCCCCTAGCGATTAAGAGTAAAAATGAGGAATTATTATTAGCTTTTGATTTAGTGTTAAAGGAAATACCAACTGAATTGATAAATATCGAACATCATGGAACCAGGCTTAATTTAGCAATGGCCGAGCAGTTGGCGCGGCTGGCCAAGATGATTACCATGCAAAATCAGACCATCAAAAATTTACAAGATAGAATTATTAAATTGGAGACTAGGACGAACTAGTAAGTGAAACATGACATTAGAGACTGAAATTATAAATTTAATCGAAGCAAACCAAAGCTTTCAAACGTCCTTGATGGCTGAAAATGAAGCCCTTAAAAAGCAGGTTTCATTATTAGTAACGTCATATCAAAAAAATGAAGCCCTTACGAAAGAAGTCTTACAAGAGAATAATTTACTCAAATCCAAAGTTGATGTTTTAGAACAAGACAAAAAGAAAAATGCCGATCTGCACAAACATTTAATAACCCAAGAAGCTAATTTATCGATGAAGGTTGGCACGCTAGAGCAGGGTGTTAACTATAATAAGAGCGTTAATCAAAATTTGTTAAAAGAAAATGCCGTCTTAAAAAGTAATTTATCAAAAGTAGAAGAAAGAGCCTCTGAGTATCAGGCTTACTTTACGATACCCAGGCCGGTTAGGGTTGAAGGGCTTGGTTTAGATGATACGAAAGCGAAGGCGTTTAAGTTTAAAGCTGCTTCTAGCTACAACCCGGTGAAAAATAACAATCCTTGTTACTACAATATTAATGAATTTAATCGGGTTGTAGGCTTTGATGGGAAAGGGTGCGAGCTTCATTTAATAGTAGATGCAGGTCCGTCACCGGATAAAATAACGTATGTTACCTTGGTAAGGTTCAATGAAGCACAGCAAGGCTTTTATCCAAAGGGTGATCCTTCCAAGCCGTATGCTTTAACAGCAGTAAAATCACAAACGAATATTGAGATAAAAATTCCATCGAATGAAAAAGGAAAAATTATTATTGAGCTGCTTTCGATCCCAGATAGTAAAGATTTTTCGAAATTATCGATTATAAATATAGGGCAAGAGCATTTTACATTATTAGGGATTGAATTTTTTAAACGAGTGAAGGGGTAAATTATGACATTCATGCATGGTATTGACCACCAGGATATGGAAAGCGGAGGAATTCCAGTTAAGGAAGTAAGGTCCTCTGTTATTGGTGTGATTGGGACGGCTCCCAAGGGAGAATTAAATAAACCTATTTTGATCAATAGTCCAAAAAAAGGGATAGAAATATTTGGAGACGATCAAAGTTTTATCATTCCTAGAGCGTTGAAAGGGATTTTTTCTCAAACGGGCGCTTTATGTGTTGTTATCAATGTTGATACCAAAAAGCCTTCAGAAGAAACAATTCTTAAAAAACTGTTAGGGCAATCAGGTCGAAGCGCGGGATCTGCCAAATACATGGGAATAGATGTCTTTTTATCCGCTAAAAGTATTTGTGGCTATGCTCCTAAACTTTTAATTGCTCCCGGCCTTTCCAGTCACCAGGAAGTATCAAATAAATTAAGTGATGTGGCTTCTAAGCTATGGGCTATTGGTATTCCAGATGGACCAAACACCACCGATGATGAAGCGATGAAATTTGCTGAAAATTTCAGCTCATCTAGGCTTTACCCAGCTGACCCCTGGTACAAGGTAGATGAAAAAACTACCGTTGAAGCCAGTCCCTATGTGGCCGGGTTAATCGCTAGGGTAGATGATGAAGAAGGGTTTTGGGTTTCTCCGTCTAACCATACGATTAATGGAATTGTTGGAACAGATCGACCGATTGACTTTGCTTTAGGCGATGCCAATTGCACTGCGAATCTTTTAAATGAAAAAAGAATCACCACCGTCATAAGAGAAGACGGATTTAGACTTTGGGGAAACCTTAATACTGGAAAGGGAAAAGAGGCAAAATATCAGTTTATCAGCGTTAGAAGAACCGCCGATATGATCAATGAATCCATTATGCGCTCACATTTATGGGCAGTGGATCGTAATATCAATAAGGGTTATATCGAAGAAGTAACCGAGAGCATTAATAATTATATTAGGGATCTTAAAACCAGAGGGGCTGTTTTAGGGGGCCTTTGCTGGGTTGATCCTGAAGTAAATACAAATTCGCAGATCAAGCAAGGGAATATTTATTTTGATTATGATTTTACCCCTCCTTACCCCGCTCAAAAAGTGACGTTTAGAAGTCATATGGTTGATAACTATCTAACGGAGGTTTTTTAAGATGGCAAATCCAGTTAATTTAATGCCCCACAAACTAAAAGCCTTTAACCTATTTGTTGATGGCCGAGGATATGCCGGGCTGATCGAAGAATTAGAACTTCCTAAATTGAATATTAAGACAGAGGAACATCGATCAGGTGGAATGGATACCCCGATGGAAATGGATATGGGGATGGAAAAGCTAGAAGCTAATTTCACCCTATCTGAGTATGACCCAAATATTTTAAGACAGTTTGGTTTTTCATTAGGCGGTCCAATTACGATATCGGCCAGGGGAGCATTGCAAGGGTTAACGGTTATTCCTATTGTTATTTCTATGAGAGGGCGAATTAAAACGCTTGATATGGGCGCTTGGAAAGCTGGCGATAGTTCCACTATGAAGTTTTCTTTAGCTTGCAACTATTATCGGCTTAATTATGCCGGAGCGGATTTAATCGAAATCGATGTAGAAAATATGGTGAGAATTGTAGGCGGGGAAGATCAATTAGCAGCTCAAAGAGCCGCTGTTTTAAGAGTATAGGAGTTTTTAATTATGGAGAGTAAAGCAATGAATGGTAAAAAAATACGAAATGCGGATGATCCCAAGAGTATCCTGACTGAAAAAGTTGAATTAGAATTCCCATTTAAATTAGAGGGGCATGAATATTGGGATGTTACTTTAAGAAGACCGTTGACGAGAGATATTCGGGCGGTTGATCATATCCCCAATGATCAGGAAAAGACGATATCTTTGATAAGTAATTTAGGGGAAATTCCCCCCAAGGCAGTGGATGAAATAGACGGAAAAGACCTAAGAACCTTGTCTAGTAAGATAGAAAGTTTTTTAGGGCTCGGCGAACTATAGGAACTGAAGAAAAGAAGTTAATGGATGTTATGGCTGATATTGCTTTTGCTTTTAAATGGCAAAAATCAGAAATAGAGGCCATTCCTTTTGATGAAATAGAATCTTGGCATCAGTTAGCAAAGGACAGGTTGCAGTGGCAGACAGAAAATATACCATTGGGCTAGAAGCACTTAATAAGATCAGTTCGCCTTTTAAAGCTATTTCGGGTAGTACCAAACTACTGTCTAAGGATTTTAGTACAACTAAAGTTAATTTATCACTCCTGCAAAATAAAAGTAGTAAAGTATCAGCTTTTAAAACATTAAAAAAATCTACTATTGAAGCGCAAAAGCAGTGGAAGAACGCAGGCGGTGAAGTCAAGATCCTTTCAAAAAGGCTAGAGCAGACAGAAAAGCCCACCAAGGCACTACAACAGGAGTTTGCTAGGGCTTCAAAAAAAGC